GTTCCTTCATAACCAAAACTAATTTGTCTATAAGGTAAAGCAGCATCAACAGTTTTGTTTTTGACATCTACATATTCTGATATATCGTATATATTAAAATCACTGTAAAAATCGTCTAGAGCTTGTACTCTTATTTTTCCTACGTCTGCGTCTGCAGGGTCTTCTACTACATAAGCCGTAAGATTAAACATTTGGAACAAAGACGTAAGGAAGTCTAGTATTTTCATTTCAGGAATCTGCTGACTTATAATAAATCTAAAAGTTGCAGTAGCATTAAATGAAGTTGTAGTAGCATAATCTTCAGTCCAAGGAGTGCCGTTAAAAATTCCTGCTAAAAACCATTTGACTTCTGTAAAAGTTATAGTAACTCCTGTCCCTACAAATATAGTTACAGTATAAGCAGCTTCATCCATTAAAGGCATATCTGCTTTTGTTAAAGTATTTGTTCCTTGTAGATTACTATGAGTAGACCAGACTACTCCATTTCTGTAAATAATAACGTCATAAGGATTTGAACTAGTAGTAGTAAATCTTATACTTTGTGTAATAGTAGGTAGAGAAGTATTAGGACAAGAAGCACTAGCATAAGGATTACAAGAAGAATAAACTTCTAAAGTAGTTCCGTTCAACATTGTAGTTCTTTGCAGAGGTAAATCAAAATCAGTTACAGGAGTAGGGAAACTCTCTGTTTGTCCTACAGGTTCTACGCTACCTTTTTTTCTGTGTAACCACATAAATAAATTATAATAAGACGTATTTGTAGTATTGAAGAAATCGTCTGTAAAAGTTATTCCGTAGTTTGCATTAGCTTGTATAGCTAATATTATTTGATGTATTCTTATTCCGTATTTTAAATCTGAATATAAAACTCCGTGATCGTGGTTACTTCCTGTATGATAAAATAAATTTCCTGTTCCGTTAGTATGAGCTGAAGTAGCACTGTTATAAAAAAGCCTGGAAGGATTTAAAGGGTCATCTTCATTACTTGCTCCTGACGTTATAAGCGGAGCTACAATATGATTTGAAATATTTTGTAGCCTAGCTTTGATAGTAGTCATATTATAATCTAGATCATACGTTGTTAAATTTAATTCTTGTAATTTAGCTTCTCCTAAAGAATCTTTTAGGCTTACTGTATTTCCGTAGAATACTATACGATAGGCATAAGGACTGTTAAGTTGTAAATCTACACCCTCTAGTTTTACAAAACCTTCTTTAAATGTTATGTTGTTTAATTGTATTTCTGCTGCAGTTTTAAATCTAGCGTCATAAAGATTAGTACTTATATCATAGTTGTAGTAATGCTTAAATATAAGATTGTTAGTTTTTGAAGCAGGAATAGTAAAGTCCTTAGTAAATTCTACAAATATTTTTGCAGGGTCTTTTATGTTTTGTATAGTTTGATTAAGAGTGACCGTCTCATCTTTAAAAAGATCGACTCTTTGACCTCCAATATATAATTGTAGTTTTTGCATTATCTAACATTGTTTATATAATCGTAAGACATATCAAACTCAAAAGTATATTCTATAAGTTTATTGTTTAATACTGTCTTTTCTACTATGTTGTTTTTCTTTACGTTTACTGGCACTACTTCACTTGAACTAGGATTTGTCGGTACTGGTCTAGTAAGCCAGACTTGCTCAGAAAGTATTAACTGCTCAAACCATTGGTTAGCCCATTCAGGATAAAAGCCTGAACTAAGAACTATATTAGTATTTGCTACAGTATTATAAACTTGTTTAGTATGAGTGTTTACATTGTATGTTCCTGTAGCTGAAATAATATTTCTTTGAAACTGATCTTGTTTTTTGTTAGTAGTGTTTTGAGATTTTAGGAAAAACCAAATGTCTTGTAAAGCACCAAACTTATTTACAAATGTAACTTTATGTCCGTCTCCGTATTTAGAACAGTCGACTCTTACTATATTCATTTTAATTCCTGCAGGACTATTTGTTATTTCTACATCAGTAGCTCCGTAACTTTGATAGCCCATAGTTTCGTTAGCAATTATATAAGGAACAGAACCTGCGGTAGAGTTAGGTACATAAATATAATACTCATCATTTATTCCTGTATGGTTAGGGTCTCCACTTACTAAGCCAAGTAGGACGAGAACCAAAAGGTACTACAGGATTTGCTCCCTCCATAAATGTTCCGTAAGCATCATAACCTACGTCAGTAAAAGTAGAACCATTAATTAATGAGTCAGAACTAGTGTAAGCATTTACTACTGTAGATATTGATAATAGTTTTTGCAGTATAAGTTCCGTTAAAAGTAATGTTTAAATAGTCTCTACATAGTTCAGAAATTTCAAATAATACTGTTGCTGAAGTACTTGTGTTTTTTCTTAATACATATTGAGGACTACCTGCTCCGTCTATAGTAATTGAACAAGTTGTATAAGCTGCATTTGCTCCTGCAGTTATTGTTTTATATTGGGGACTTCTTAAGGCTATTGCTGACATTTAATCTGGTATTTTTACTATTATTTCAGTTGGTTCTTTAGCGTCAGATAAAGCTATTTCTATGTCTCTACCTAATGCTTCTTCTAGTTCTATTTCTAATTGTTTTAAATATTTTTTTAAAGGTTTATCAAAAAAGTAACTAGGTTTTAATCCTGTTAAATAAATACTTCTAGTAATTAAAAAGACCATAGATTTTCTAGGAATAAATCTTCCTAAGTCATCTCTGACATTACTTAGTCCAGGCTTTCTGACTACCCATTTATCTATTGCTCCTCTTAATCCACCTTTACGTCCAGAACCTGAGCCAAACTTATAAGGGCTCATAGGAGCTTTATTATAACGAGATATAGAGTTAGGAGGCATTCTAGAAGGAGCTGCACCTTGAACTCCTAGATCATAAAAATTAGCATAATTTGTTCCTAAAAAATCAATTTCAATATTATCAGATTCTCCTTTTATTTCATAATTTAAACTATTATATAATTCTCCATTAGAATTATTAGAATCTGCTAAATTATCTTTAGCTGCAGAAACTACATTTAAAGCAAATGCTTCTAGTATTTTATTTACTTCTGCTAACATATATAAATATCATTTTCTACAGTTATATTTACATTCATAGCCCATCCTACTAATTCGTTTTCGAACCTATCAAAAAAAGGTTCAAATGTTACATCTGTGCTAACTTGGTACATATCGTTAAATAAAGTTCCTGATCTCATTTGTTCTACAAGTCTATTTCCTACTCCTAGCTGAGTGTTTAGAATATCCATTTCATCTGTATTTCCTGTAAACTGATCTACTACTACTGCTTTGTTTATATCTATTATATCCATAAGAAGTATAGTTATATTGTATGTCATTACTTGTCCGCTTTGAACTACGTTATTCATTATAATATGAGACAAAGGGAATATAGTTTGCTTTCTTAAATCTACTTGAGATATGTCTCCAAATGTAACTGTCTTTACAAAAGGGCTTTTTAAAAGCTCCTCTTCTAGTTTAGACATAATTAAATAGTAACTTCTTATACCTCTTTTGTTACTCATTTTTTAAAGTATTTATAAGTTATATATAGTACTAACGAAACGCTAATACAAACAGGACAGGGGTGTAAAATTGATATGTGCATAATTATTTTTTCTTTTTAATTTTAGATAACTGTATATTTCCTTTATCTTTTATATACTCTAAAGCACTTAAACATTTATGGAAATTTATTTTTGTAACCTCATCTATTTTTGTGACATCTTCGTTTGCAAGTCTCCAGAGTGAGTGATACCATCCGTATTTAACATTGAAGTTAGCTTCTCTTGTGAGGTTGGGTTCTTCTGATTTTTCAAAGAGTTCCTCATAACTGACACTAAGTCTTTTTCTAATTTCCAAAAAAAAAGCATACAACCCATTACTAAATTAAGTGGCATACGTTTCATTACTTCCCAGTAAGTGTCTCCTTTATACTCATCTATTTCATAACTCCCTTTATAGTTCTGGAGCACAGGTCTATATAAAACTGCCATAGCTCTATGCATATTTTCCCAGTCTGTAATATAAGTATCTACATCTACATACTCTCCAAAAGTCATATCGTCTAACTGAGGAATAAAACCAAATTCCATTTTATCAAATTTCCACCTTGCTATAAGCTTAGGTTTTTCATTTAGTGCTTTATTTATTTTTTCACAGATATTAAACACATCACTCATTTTTAATTGAAGAGTATGATCTTCAGGTAAACCACAAAATATTTCTAGCATTTTAATAGCTATAATTTCTTCTGTCAAATCTTCGTCAGTACATTCTTTTAGAAACTTTTGGTATTGTTCTAGAGTTATGTCTTGCATTCTAGTAGGTACGTTTACTTTTAATTCCATATACTTATATAACGTTAAATTAAATTATTTTTACAAAAAAAAAGGGCAGCCTTTTGACTACCCTAATTTAAACAAAAAAACCATTACTATATTATAGGAAAACAAAACATAATATAGACATTAAAAACAAAGCTATAAAAACTACTTTTAAAAGTTTCATAGTCTCGTTTTCTTTTTTTGGGCTTCTGCCCTGGTTACTTCTATACTGTCTCATCGCTCTTTTTTTTTTGTGGTTTAACCATTGTTTATTTGTCATTTCGTTAAGTATAAAATATTAAAAACATTATACAAAACTTTAACTACTGTCATTATTTCTATTGTGCAAAATGCTGCAGAAAATAGTATAGTACTAAACTGTATTACTAGTCCTGCGTAAAATCTTAAAAAGTTATCTAATTTCTCTTTGCTCATATTTTATTATTTATAATTTTCTTTGTTAATAATTTTTCCTTCTAAGTCCAGGATAGTATATCCTTGAGACGCTAAAAGTCTTATAGCTTTTTTTTGTTCCTTGACTCTTTCCTGGATTCTATAGGTTTCGAATATTTCGTTTGATATTGGCATAATTATTTTTTTTTAGTTACTTCTGGAAGACCCCATTGATTGTAAGTAAGTTCTAAATCTAAAGGAACTCCGCCGTCATCTCCTTCACATTTAAAATTGTCAATGTGGTTATCGTGTCCGCAAAGTTCGCAAGTCTTATATTCTTTTCTCATACCTAAAGTTACAAAAAGTTATTCACATATACAAATCTACTTCCAGAACTTAACATCTCCACATTTAGGACAGTAGAAATAAAAACCATTTTGTAGTGAACCTGTAGGTGTCATTTGTCTTTCGCACTTTTTACAAGTATTATCTGATTGCGTACTTTCCATAATTAGGTCTAGCTAGTTTATTATAAATTCCGTAACGCAGACTGTCGCAAAAATGATTCAATTTATCTTCTGGTTGGTTAAGGATATTTCCGTTCTTGTCTTCTTTCCATTTATAATTACGAAACTCTTTTATAGCATTTTGGCTTTTCTTTGTTACGTGTATAGTATATCTCTTTAACATATCAATTCCTATATTAATAGAGTCACGCCCTTTTGTACTGGGTTTTATGTTCCATCCATATCTATAGAGTTCGTCTATTGTTTTCGGTTCTGCTGAGTCTGCAAAGATTTCATCACGTCTTTTAATTTCTAGGCTTAGTAATTCATTATGTATAT